GAGAGGAATTGTGTTAAATCAATTGGGTTGTCAGTATTACACACCCACAAATGGCCTAACACCATGTACCCATCACCGATAATTGCAGTGGTTAACAATTCTAGTTCAGAGGTTGAGGGTTTTTCACCTTTAAGTTTAATAGTACCAGGATTTATGCCGCCAATAAGTGTTGCTGCTGGTAATGAAATGCCACCATCGGCTGTACCTGTTATAGCTCCTTGACCAAGATAAATGGTGTTTGTTGCAAAATACCCGGTTAATGCATGTATTGATGCAAACCGAGCATCTGGACTACCAAGGTTTATAGTTCCGTCAACATCTGGATATATGCTTGATGCAAGTAACCCGCCTACTGTATAGTCAATACTAATTGTTCCGTCAGCACTAAGAGTAATGCCGCTTCCAATTTTAACAGCACCTAGTTGAGTAGCAGTTGCTGCTGATGACGACGATACAGGATTCCATGAATTGTCATATCTAAGGTATAATCTATGTTCAGCAGTGTTCCACCAAAATGTTCCACTACTTTCAGAAGTTGGAGGAGTATTACTTGATATTACTGATGCAGGATTACCAGTGGTACCAAGAGTGATAGGGATACCTCCAAGAGTAACCCCGTCGGATAGTCTTAGATCGCCAATTTCTTGATTGTAAAATATAATTCCAATTTCACCAACATACTGGTCGGCATCAATGGATGTAACACGTCCTGATTTAATCTTTTGAATAGTCATACTGTATTTATTGTATGCTAAACAAAAGATCAATCAGTAGTTATGTGATTAGTACATGCGTTTACGATTTGCAGATACTGGATTTGCTTCTTTTTCAAGTTTTTTACGATATCTAGCTTTAGCTGAACCTGCTTCTCTTTTTCGTTTAGAAGTTGGTTTTTCGTAAAATTCTTTTTTTCTTAAAGTTTCTAGTTTACCCGAATCTTCTACTTTACGCTTAAATCTGCGCAATGCTTGTGTAATGTTTTCGTTCTCGCGTAATGTTACTTTAGCTTTATTCTGTAGGGTTATCATCATTATCCTCGTTGTTAAGTTGTTCTACAATCCAATCTAAATTAAATATTCTGTTTTTAGAGATTAAATTGTAAGGGGTTAGTTCGTCATTAGTTATATAGTATGCATTCGGATGTGTAAGCATAAATGCGACAAACGATTTAGTAATCGGATCACAATTATCAACATCAATAATTACTACTGCTACTTGGTGTGTAACACTTAGTAACCAATCGATGTCTGCTTCATCGGTATCATAAATGAAGATATTAATATCTTCGTCACTTTCACCAATAATAGCATGAAACTGTTCTAGTACATGCGTTGATGGTTTTACTAATAAATAACCAACATCTAAATTAAAAAACTTATCCGGAGGTGTAATAACCGTAATTTTTCCTAATGGATTCATGTGGCCTTCTATGTGGTAATTAATCTTGCTTTGTATTTATCAGAGAAGGATTTGACGGCTAACGATACTTTTTGAATACCTTTAATGCCAATTGCGTTAGCTGCAGCTCTTGATAGATCAATAACTCTACCTTTAACGAACGGACCTCTGTCATTAATTCTAACTAACACTGTTTCATTATTGGCTAAATTAGTTACTTCTACAACAGTGCCAAACGGTAACGACTTATGTGCTGCAGTTAGTTCTTTAGGACTAAAATATTCACCACTTGCAGTTTTTGGTCTGCGTCGATATCTAGGTCCTGATTCATAACCGTACCAGCTAGCAATACCTTGCATTTCATTAGATGCATGTGCTACCTTAAGTCTGTGCTTGTAGTGTTTATGTTTAGCTTTTTTGTGTATAACGTGTTGTATAGATTGTTTGTCAGTTGAGTGTTTAGTAGCTGCATCTACTGAAGCTACGGTGGTAATTATTGAGAGGGCAAGCAGCCCTGTTATTAGTGAATTTTTCATTTTTTCTCCTTTCACTTGGTGTACATTAAAGTAACTGTACATTACATTAAGGGAGTAAACTGCACGAGGTTCTTTGAACCCATTTTGTTCGTGACGTCTTCTCCATCAGCCACAACATAAACTGCATGTTGCACCTTTGGCAAGCCTGGCTTCCCGAATTTCGCGGGTTTCTACTTTGGCCAAGACTCGCAGGATTGATTACATCTCTCAATCCAACTATCTTAGTTTCTCTTGAAACATATAATATATAGCATTGTACTACAAAATCCCATTTAAAATATGGATTTTTGCATAGTTAACTTGTACTATTTTAATATTATACATTCTTTAACATTGTTTGTCAAGCACAAACTAATAAATACACTATAATAAACTTTTAACATGAGAAATAAATAATGAAAATATACGAATTACTAGAAAGTGCAGGTATTGATGAAGTTGATCAATTAACATGGAATATACACCATCTTATTCCGTTATATCGTGCAACACTACCTGCTATTTTAAAGGAATATGATTTAATGGTTAGCGATCCTTCTGACAGTGTTGAACTTGAACTTGTTAAAAAACATTTAGCAGCATGTTCTCTTAGATTAGCATCAGTTAGATCAAAATGGTTTACTGATAATTTTATGTCAGTATCTAAACGTAGATTTGATACTTCTGATCAAATGTCAAGATCGGGATTACAGACACCACTTCAACGATTAGCAAAAATGCCGCAGTTTCAACGGGTTGACGGATTACACGGTTTGGCTAATTTATCATTAAACATGAGTGCTAAAGTAAGAGAAAAAGAAAAAACTACATACGGTAAGCTTATGTTAGAAATTGAAGATAATTTACCCACGGTAGCACTACGTATTGCTAAAGTAACTAACGATACTGATTTAGCGCAAGCTGCTACTGATTTAAAACGGTATATTGCTCAATGGGAATCAATGAAAGCTGCTGCTACTAATATCACTAAAGATATGAATTCTGGTATTAGTTTGAAAAAGCAAGGCGATGCGTATATTTCTTCGCCAAATAAAGATTACCATAGAAATAGCGATATGGTTAAATCTGCTCCAAAACCGGTCGATAACAGTGGTCAGCAAAATGCACAAGTTCAAGACCTTATTCAAACCGTTCTATCACAAATTGAACCAAGCATTGCTAAAATAGTTGGACCTAAAATTAATAAAGTACCTATTGAAGGACGGTTAGCTGCTTTAAGAGCAGAGTTGGCAAAACATGGTAAACAAATGGAATCAATGTTTAAATAACTAATCATAAGAAAAGGGCAATTAGCCCTTTTCTTTTATCCCCCTACAAATACAGTTCCGCTGCCCTGGGCAACTGTCGAACCGCACGCAACCGGATCGCCGATCCTTCCACACTGTTTATTATTTACAAATACCGTACTGCTACCTTTTGATAGCGCCGAGTCGTGACACACCGGAGTTGGATCACAATGTGTTACCCAATGATCACCTTGTCGATGAATACCTTTGTTATTTGCAAATACCGTTCCGCTAGCTTGATCATTTACACGGGCAGGCCAACCGCCGTGTCCTGTACATTTATCACCTAATCTGGCTACTCCTGGCATTAACTACCTCCTCTTGATATTACATTATTTAATTGACCTTTAAATATATCCCAATTATTACAAACTTTATGACTAATTGTATACGTGTGATACTCATATGTATAATACGTATATGCAGGTGTTCCAGGTGTTCCTGGGGTACCAGGACTTGTGTCAGTAGCCGGAGTTCCGGGGATCCCCGGAACTTCCGGAACATAGTGTGGTATAGTTTCTAATGTATTAACAATATACGTTATCGGATATGATATTGTTGGATTATGAGTACCACTAAGCAATGCAAATATTGTAGCTGGTATTTCAGATAAAGTAGCAGCTGTAGATCGAGTTGATATGCTAACTGACGACGGTAGAGGATCTTTCTCACGATCATACCTAGGAATGTATTCCCAATAAGATTCAGGAAATACTTTTCGAAATGTTCCACCTACTGTAAATGTACCACCCGACCACGATAGGTAAACACCTTGATTTGAAAATGATGTACTAGCAGATGTAACTACTTCACGCGGACCACAGGATGCAGACCTAGAAAATGCAATCTCATCATAAGAAAATTCAAAAGTTGTTGGTGATAGTGAGCCCATGTTGTATTTATTACGTAATGATACTTGTAGTTGCTTTAGTATATGACGATGCCGAATCTTTGTCAGTTGGTTCTAAAATCACTACAGTTGCAATTGCAATTTTTACAGTTTTATCTGGATCAACTGTAAATAAGTATGGTGCTAACCCAATACCACCTTGTGATGATGTTAGTACACGCGGTCTTGAAACTTTAATATAATTTGCATGTTCTTCTACTAACGAAGCAACTAATTCTTCACCTGAAGTAAGTTTAATTGTAACTACTTCGCCTACTGATACGCCTTTATCTATAATCATGATTTGCCTTTATGTATTGTTGTAATTCTGAAAATCCACCGATGTAATTTCCGTCAATTTTAATCTGTGGTAGTGTTCTTGCTGTTGGTACTTCTTCTAATAGTTGTTCTTTAGTCCATCCACCATTTGAAATGTTTCGTTCTTCAAAGTTGATGTTTTTCATTTGTAACAAGCTCTTAGCTTGCACACAGTAACTGCACTGGTCCTTCGACCATAAAATCACATTCATATAATAAAATCCTTGTACGGGTTTGACCAATCAATTTTTGCTATATTGGCCATTATAGCTTTTACTCTCGCTGGTGAATTTAGTGCTATTGCTTGATTTGCATTTCCTGCAGCGCCGTTACCCTTGCGAGATTTTTTTAAATATCTGTCTGCTCTCATAAGTCCGGTAATTCGTCATAATCCAATTCGTCACTCATTACACCAATCACATAATTAACACTTTCAGATTCTTGTAATGCAGTTTGCTTTTTACTTGGATCAGCGTGTTTGTTAAACCATGGAATAGGAGTTGATTTAGGTGCTTGTTCACGATACTTAATACCTACTTCTTTCAAAGCATGTACTGCAGTATAATCAACAAATTCTTTTAAGATGTTAGCATTAAGGCCAATCACTGGACCTTTTAAAAATAGGTAATCTGCCCATTCTTTTTCTTCGCGAATCACATCTAAGTACATATTATACACGATTTCGTCACACTCTGCTTTAATTTCGGCAAAACGCGGATCATCTTTTATTACTTGATTAATCATATACGCAGTCCACTCTTTGTGTAACAGCTCGTCTTGTAAAATTAATGCAATAATATTACCGTTACCAATAAACAGCCTGTTTTCGACCATTGCTAAACTAGTAGCAAACGAAACCATAAAGCGGAATGCTTCTAATGCATAACTTGCGTGTAGTGCAAGCCAAATAGCTTTAATGTGGTCTCTTTCAAGAACTTCAATTCCAAGTTCTTTTTGACAATTAAATTTATGCAATCTATTGTAGTATTTGCCAACACTACTTGCCATATCTACAATTTCTTTAGTATCATGAATTGTATTAAATATTTCTTTTGGAATGTTATAGATATTACGAATAATATGGCTATAACTGCGACTATGAATATTTGACTCATAGAATCCCCAATTAAGCATTAGTAGTTCTGCTTCGGGTACACTTACTACAGGTGTAAACACTTGTGTAGGACCGCGGCCTTGCAAACTATCTAATGCAGTTTGTCTTAGTAAGTTACTAGTGAATATATGCTTAACTGCATCACTCGCATCTTTAAAATCGTTAGCATCTTTACTTAATGATATTTCTTCTGGAGTCCAA